AGGCTTAAAAGAAACTCTTGGAGCTCAATTTACTGAGAAAGAGGGTGAAAGATTAATTAATCGTGTGGGGAATCAAGAAGCCCCTAATGCTGATTATTTAAACTATTTGCGTGAACAAATGAAAACAGAGCCGGCTGCACCAAATGTTGTGCCACAGCAATACTATGATAGTGTTCCATCTGCGGAAGAATTAAATATGTTAGTTCAGTTTGGTCTTTTGCGACCAATGGGTATGTAATAATGGCTATAACACCTGACACGCTAAATCAGTTTTCTGAATACCTAAACAAACCTAAAGCAAAGCAAGATAAAACAACAGCAAAAACATTGTTAAAAGCAGGCACAAAAAAATTACCGAAAAAGGGGAAGTAAATGTGGTCATGGCATTTATTTTGGGGCATACAGTTTGGCTTTGAATTCTATGAAGATACAAAAGTAGATGACAGTAAAAATACGCATCACTATAATTTCTTTATTATTGATTTAGGCTGTGTACGCATACAGCATCAAGAAAAAAACGGCATTAATTTATAATGGCTAAAGACCCAAGATTAAATAGAGCAGGTGTTTCAGGTTATAATAAACCTAAACGCACACCTAATCACCCTAAAAAATCTCATGTGGTGGTAGCTAAAGAAGGCGATAAAGTAAAAACCATACGCTTTGGTCAGCAAGGTGTAAGTGGCGCAGGCAAAAAACCAAAGACAGAGTCAGAAAAAGCAAGAAAAGCATCATTTAAAGCAAGACACGCTAAAAACATAGCTAAAGGAAAAATGTCAGCAGCCTACTGGGCGAATAAAGTAAAGTGGTAGATGATTCACCTTGCACAGGTGTATGCCGTATAGTAGATACTACTGGCGGTGAACCAAAATGTGTAAGCTGTTATAGAACATACGAAGATTTAGACCAATGGATTACAATGTCTAGGGAAGCTAGATTAAAAAGGATGAAACAACTAAAACAGGAGCGATGACCCTAATGGAGTCGCATAACAATGGCAGAAAAAACAATAAAGACAGGATATATTCCTCGTGACCCACAAAAAGCTATTCACACAATGGTTAAAAACAACCGTTTTAGTGTGGTGGTGGCTCATCGTAGGATGGGTAAAACAGTCTGTGCAATTAACCAGCTTATCCACAGTGCATTGCAATGTGATAAAACGAACCCAAGATATGCCTATGTTGCTCCAACCTATAACCAAGCAAAAAGAATTGCGTGGGATTACCTATTAGAGTACACACGACCTTTAGGGGGCAAAGCAAATATTGCTGAACTTCGTGTAGACTTTATGGGTAGGCGTGTATCGTTGTATGGGGCAGATAACCCAGACTCACTTCGTGGTATTTATTTAGATGGATGCGTGCTAGATGAGGTGGGGGATATTAATCCTACGTTATTTACAGAAATACTACGCCCTGCACTAGCAGATAGAAAAGGTTATTGTCTAGCAATGGGTACACCTAAAGGGCAAAACCATTTTAAAGACTTACGCGATAGAGCTGAAAAGAAAGATGGCTGGGAACTATTAGAATTTAAGTCAAGCAAGACTAATATATTAGATAAAGAAGAGCTCAAAGCAGCATTTTCTGCAATGGGCGAAGATAAGTATATGCAAGAGTTTGAATGTTCATTCTCTGCACCTGTAGAGGGTTCATACTATTCTAAAATTATGAATGAACTAGAAGAAAAAAATAGGTTCATAGATATAGAAAGAGATGGATTAGCTAGAACGTATACAGGCTGGGATTTAGGTATGTCTGATTCTACTGTGATATGGGTAGCACAGTTAGTTAATAAAGAAGTAAGACTGGTTGATTACTGTGAGAATCATGGGGTAGGATTAGAATACTATGTTGAGTGGCTACAACATAATGATTGGATGTATGCCACACATATACTGCCACACGATGTGGCTGTACGAGAATTGGGCACAGGCAAATCTAGAAAAGAAATGTTAGAAGATGCTGGATTAGCTGTAGAAATAGCACCTAAATTAACTGTCATGGATGGCATACAAACTGTACGCAGACTTCTCCCACGCTGCTGGTTTGACCCTAAAACGAAACAAGGTTATGACGCACTCCGTAACTATCGTAGGGTATTTGACGATAAACGCAATGTTTTCCATGACAGACCTTTACATGACTGGGCATCGCATGGGAGTGATGCTTTTAGATATTTAGCAGTAGGTATAGATGATTCACCAATGGAAGGTTGGAATAAACCTTTACAACAAATAAATAACGCATGGATAGTATAAATGGCAAAATTAGATGACAATAAATTACGCAGCATAGTAGAAAGTGAAATAGATGATGCTATCGGTTATCTGGAAACTGAAACAACAGATGAAAGACAGCAAGCACTTGAATACTATATGCGTGAGCCTTATGGAAATGAAGTAGAAGGCAAATCGCAAATTGTTACTGGTGAAGTGGCAGAGGTTGTGGATGGTGCATTACCACAGCTAATGAAAGTATTTACTTCATCTAAAGACGCAGTAGTGTTTGAAGCTGTTAATGCAGGAGACGAGCCTATTGCAGAGCAAGCAACAGTCTATGTAAACCACATATTCTATAAAGACAATAACGGCTTTGAAATCATGCACGATTGGTTTAAAGATGCGTTATTACAAAAGGTAGGTGTTGTTAAAGCCTACTGGAATGATGAAACAGATACAACAACAGAAAAGTATTATGGGTTAAATGACGATGAACTCATGATGATTATGCAAGACGAAGAAGTAGAAATTGTTGAGCAAAATACAACTGTTGTGCAAGAAGCTGTATTTGATGAAATGACTGGTTTAGAAGTATCACCTGCATTATCTTCTCATGAAGTTAAAGTAAAACGTACAAGAAGTAAAGGTAAAGTTGTTGTAGAAAACGTACCACCAGAAGAATTCTTAATTAGTAAACGTGCTAGAACAATAGAGGACTCACCTTTTGTTGCTCACCGTAAAATGGTAACAAGGTCAGAACTTATAGCAATGGGTTATGATGAAAAGACTGTAATGGGTTTATCTACAGGTGATGCACTTGAGTTTAGTCCAGAAAGAATTGCACGATACACACGAGGTGAAAATCCTACTGACATGGATTCTAATGATGAATCAATGCAGTTGGTAGAATACTATGAGTGTTATCTAAAAACAGATTACGACAACGATGGCATAGCAGAGCTACGCAGAGTTTGTTATACCAACAATGAAATATTACATAACGAAGCATGTGATTATATTCCGTTCCATAGTGTTTGCCCAATTCCAATTCCACATAAATTTTATGGTCATTCACTAGCAGACCGTGCTATGGACTTGCAACTTATTAAGTCAACTATTACACGTCAAATGTTAGATAACTTATACTTAACTAATAACTATCGTGTAGGAGCAGTAGAAGGACAAGTTAATTTAGATGACTTGCTAACATCTACCGCAGGTGGCGTGGTTCGTATGAAGAATCCTAATGCAATTGTGCCTATGACTGTGCAATCTAATGCTGCACAATCATTCCCGATGCTACAGTATTTAGATGAAGTACAATCTAAACGCAGTGGGGTGAGTGATGCACAACAAGGATTAAATGCAGATGTATTACAAAACGTAACTGCTACAGCAGTTGCTGCAATGACCAGTGCTGCACAAGGCAAGCTAGAATTAATTGCTCGTATCTTTGCAGACACAGGCGTGTCATCTTTGTTTAAAGGTATTTTAGGTTTGGTATGTAAGTATCAACAAAAAGAACGCATCATCAAAGTTAATAACAAATATGTTCCTATGAATCCTCGTGAGTGGATTAATGAGTTTAATTTAACTGTCAATGTTGGTTTAGGTACAGGCACAAAACAAGAGCAGTTGGCTGTTATGCAAATGATTCTCGACAAACAAGAACAGATTATTACACAGTATGGTTTAGCTAACCCATTAGTTAATCTTAAACAGTATCGAGATACATTAGCTAGATTTGTTAATATGGCTGGGTTTAAAGATGATAGTCAATTCTTAATGGATGTTACGTCAGAACAGGCGCAGCAAATTGCCCAACAACAAGCACAAGCAGGACAAACAAATCCACAGGTAGAATCTGCACAAGCTATTGCTCAAGTTGAACGAGAAAAAGCTCAATTAAAAGCACAAACAGATCAAGCAAAACTTGAATTAGAGAAACAACAGCTAGAACTAAAAACACAACGTGAAATGCTTGAGTTGCAACAAAAACAAATTCAATTTGAAAAAGAAATGGCAATTAAAGAAATGGAGCTTGCACAAAAAGCTAAAGTTGATGATGACAAGACTCGTATTTCAGAATCTAAAGAACTTATTAACGCATTAGATAAAATTAAAAACATAAGCACCATACAATGATAAGTAAGCAAGATATTGCAGACATACTAAAGA